ACCTCATTGTGAAAGTTACTTTTCTCTGATTGGCAGGCTCAGAGAATTTTAAGAGAAGCCTTTACCCGTTTACGAACGGGCGACGTTTAACGAGCAGCGAGCGTCACATACGGAGACTTGGAGGTTCCGGTCTTCGGGACATACGCCTCGGGCCACCACGGCTGTCCGTCCATGAAGAAGGTAAACTGGAACGCCGTCTGCCGATAGTCGAACTTCAGGTGCATGGACTCGGAAGTCTCGATGCCCACGCCACCGGAATACTGGCCGACAAGATACTGGGACCAGTCGATGAGGTTGATGTCACCCTGATCTCCAAGCGCCGAGCAAACCTCTTCATAAACAAGAGGAGCGCCGTGCAGGGCACCAGGGAACGCGCCGGTGGCGTTTCCACCCATGTTACCGGCAACAAACACCGCCGAGCCACCCGCACCCACGGACACGTTCATCACGCCGAGCTGAGGGATAACGTCACGAATGGCGTACCACTCACCCCTGCGACCATAGAACCGGGCAAGCATCTTGAGGGTATTTTCATACACGATGGTGTCCGCATCCTGGTTCGCCTCTTTGGCAACCGCGACAAGCGCCTTGCTGTTCAGCACACCGAGGGGCTGACCCGCGCCGGTGCCGTTGAAGAAGGCGTCGGAAATGGCGAGGTCGAACGCATCATCAACCGCCGTGGTAAGGAACGGCTGAATGGAGATGGGGGAGAATTTCATGAGGTTGTTGCTCACGTACACGAGCGCATTCGCCTCACGGAGCCGAAGTTCGATCATCTTGAACTTGACATCGTTCTCGGTAGCGGCGGCCATTTCAGCCAGCCAGCGGAATTTCACGTTACCGGCAACTTTGCCCTGGGAATGGTCGAAGCTGTTGATGAACGGAATTTCGATGGAAGTGGTAGCCATCGGCACGGTCGTCACGCGACTGAGAATGGACGAGCGCTCCTTGGCACGAACGAGCAAGTTACGGGAGAACTCGGGCGGAATAAGCGCCCCACCGCCTTCGAGCGTACCGGTGGTCTGCGAAGGAGAACCAACGGTCTTGGACATACGCTGTTCAATGGCAATGGCCTTCTCGTTCCACGCCTTGAGTTTGGGACCGGGATTGGTGAGACCGGCACCCGCATCATACACGGACTTGGCAAAATCCGCCATGTCATAGAATCCGCCCTTGGGGTCTTCCCTTTCCTCAAGAATGCTCCTGGGGGCACGGTCGTCAACACCCTTCGCGGCTTCCTGAGCCATTTCCTTGACGATAGACTTCATGTTCTCGGTGAACACGCCCTGGGCCGCTTCAACCTGCGCCTTGGCGGTCTCAACAATCATCGTCTGCAGTTGTTCTTTGGTAAGTTCGGGCATCTTAGTACCCTTTCATGGTTTAGTAATTGTATGTTCTCGTCCCCAGTTCAAGCCTGACACCCCGACCTTGCGGCTGATGCCCCCGGCTCTCCCCTAACGTTCCTCTCTAAGCTCTTCCCTGCGCACGCGCAAAGGCGGTTTCCGCTGCTTCACGAAACACTTTGCTCAGGGTATCAGTCATGTATGCCCCAGTCATTATCCGTACATCATCGAGTGTAAGTTCCGGGGCCTTTGACTCAGCCAACACCAGTACGGGCTCCTCGGACAGGGTGATGACATCGGGGGTAACTGCTCCCTCTTTCTCGGCCATTAGCCCTTGAATGAATGTTTTTCCATTCTCGTTCCTGGGCTTATACCCCTGTTCAAGTTCCGTGAAAGCTGAGGAAAGAGTAACTATGCTATCTGCGTAGGTGTAGTCGTACTGGAAATATTTCATCTCCCCACTGGTCTCGTCGGCAATAATAACATGCCCACTGGGATATTTTACTGGGTATACATCAGCAACCCATTTAGTCCATGTTTTTCCTGTGGATATATCCAACAGTCTTTGTATAGCGCAATAAATATCCGATGTTGAAGGTTGCCCTGATAAATCAGCACGCTTTTCCTCAACTGGGTCAGCAAGCAACTCCTTGACCTGCTCCTCGGTCAACTGCTTCTCCACAACCGGAATGTCCCCTTTTACCACTTCCTCTGTCGTGGGTTCTGTCGAAGGTGCCTGTTCTGCGAGACGAAGGATAATGTCCTCCCGGTCAACACCATACTCTTCGACCTCTGTCTCCTTCAACAGGCCCTTCGATACGGCTATCATCACGGCGTCCGGGTTGGCGGGAACAGGAACATCGGAATACTCAAGCAGCACCCACTTGTCGTACCGGAGCCGCACTCCGGCTTTGCTCTCGTCGGTTTTATCCCCCTCCGCGAACCTTGTCACTTGAACGGGGATGAACCCGATTGACTGTGCCAGCGGGAACCCATCCTTGCGGTACTGGTACACTTCCTTTGCAAACGGATGGTTGGCGTACCGTGTCTTGGCGATAAGCTGTGTGGGATTGGTCTTTTTGTCCGGCTTTACCCACATATTCATCCCGATGGGGAGGCTCCGGTAGTCGTGCCCGAACAACACCACGGGGTTCTTCAGGTAGTCGTCGAGTATCGCCCCTTTCGGGTCTACGATCTCCCTGTCCCTATCAGGACGGCTGCTCGTGATGATGGACACCACCGACTGCTCACCTTCCTCGAAGCGTAGGTCGCTGGCAACGAGGCCCTTGCGAACGAACTCAGCATCTTCACCCAGCCCGTGCTTCGCCTTCAACGCCCCTACGGTTACTGCCCCGCCATCCGACATGAACAAAACGTGGTCGTCCGCGTACACATCAGACAGTTTCTTTCTTTGCGTTATGAGATCGAGTTCCATCAGCATCCTCACGATTATAGGGAACGTTCCCCGCCCATTACTGTTTTTCCAATACGGCTATTGTCGTACATCTGCAATTTGCGGTTTGCTCTGGCCCGCCAACCGGGTCTCCGGGATACATCAGCCCATTCGAGAACCGTTCGTCCACGCCCACTATTTCCCCGTCCATTATAGCGTGCAAGTCACGCACACGACCATCAAGCGTCGCCAGCCACTCCTTGCCCTGCACCACACCGCTCTGTTTGTATCCTTCCAACGTGCCGAAGTTCGCAGCGCCATTCGTTTCCGTCCGCGCTATCATCTTGGCACGAGATACCTTTATACCGTCATAGTACGTCTCGACCCTTTTCTTCAGTTGTGGCCCAGTCTCCCCGGCCTGTACGCCATCTACCAGTATTGCCCGGAGTTCTCGCGCCGTGGTCTCATTCACCACTCGCCCCATCCTGTATGGCTGCTGGCTTATGAAGCCCTGCACGCGCTCCTCGTTTATGTCGAAACTGACATTCTGCACAGGCAGATTACCCGTAGCTCTCGACCCACCGACCATGACTATCGTCCTGAAAAGCTCCGATGTCCCTTCTCCGAACCTGTACTCCCAGGTCCGAGGCTCGAACATCCACGAATCAAGCTCCTTGCTCTTTATGACATCAATGCGCCCCACCACTTCCTGTTTCTGCCACTCGAACAGGGACGCTATGGTATTCTTCATCATTTCTTCGTACATATTGAAGGCACTGGCGAACGCATACCACGCCAACTTGCGTGGATCGGAAAGCGCCTTGATCCTGGCCGCTATCCCATCGGCTACGCGTTCAACAGTCAGTGTCATCCCCATCATCGTCATCCTCGGGCGGGTTATCCCAAAATCTGCGCAACAACACGAGAAGAAACAGCGTCCACAAAAGATTTACCGTCGTCATCCGCATCCCCGCTTTCCCCCGGTTTCGGCTGGCCTGAAGGACGAAGCGTACCACCCTGTGAAACAAGACCGATTGGTTGGAACCCGCCAGGAACATACAACTCGTCCCCACCTTCCTTGGGTTCATACCCACGTTTCTTACGCACTTCATTCGGGGCCAGAGTGAACGCCTTCAGCAACTCCGTGTCCTGCCGCAACTCAAAGTCCTTGTCCTCGATGATGCTGTTATCAAACGCGAATATCAGATTCTCGTCGAACATGGGCATAAGCTGCGCGTTGAGCGTCGCTTCAAACCTGCGGTGCCGGGGGTAGATGCAGTACTTGGAGTACGTATACTGCGCGGCCTCGGCATTGGCCCTGTTCGCCTTCTCGTCGAACATCCCCATCGGCGTGTCGAACGCCTCAAATATCTCGGCCTGAGTCCAACGCCTGCCTTGCAGGAACGCCAAGTCACGAGGAGGGAGACCCGCTGACTTCCAATCCACCCCACCATCAAGCAGGGCGCTCTTGCCCGCGTTTATCACCCCGGTGTACACATCGTCAAGCTCATTCTTCAACCTGCTCCATGTCGCGTCATCAAGCACCTCGGCTGTCGTGAAAAACCCCTCGGGCCGAGCATTGTTGGTGAACAGTGCGTTCTCGTACCGGTTCATGTTCTGGTTGATGTTAAACGCATCGCACACGGCCATCAGGGGTGACGCCCCGTACACGGGGTCATGGGGATTGGGGAATTTGAAGTGAATTATTTCATCCAGTGCGAACGGCTGTTTCTGCCCGTACCCCGTAACGTATTCCCAGCTTGCAACAGGGGTGTCCGTACCCGGTATCGCCACCACGCGGTCAGGTGACATCATCCATATCTGTGCTGGGACGTTGAACACCCCGTCTTTGCGCAGGTACCAATACTCGTTGCCCGTCAGCTCCTGGAACAGTTCCGTGCCTTCCAACAGCCCCACATTGGTCGTGAGCGGGTTGATGTTGCGCAACAGGTCAATGGCGCGGTGCGAGGTCACTTCCACCAGCTCCACGGCGCTCTTCAGGGCAGGGGAGTTCGCCGTCACGGTGTTCGTTTCCGTCAGCCATTTCTCCTGGGCCCGTGTCACCCGCCTATGCTGCGAGTACAGTTTCTGGCTGGAACTCTGCTTCACGGCATAGAGTCGTAGCGGTGCCAACGTAGCGAACGCCGCCGCGTTCCGGGAGGCGCAGACGTAGACCCAGGACACATACGAGTTCAACAGGGATGCCTGATCCTCCCTGTTGACGTACTCCCTGCCCCCGAGCCACCCACGAAGGATATTTCGCACGAACTTGTCTGATTTCACCGTCGCCCGTGATATTTCCATGCCGAATAATTTCACGCGCTTCTCCTTACCCTATGCTGCGAGCCTTGGCTCTGGGCTTCTGTATCATTTCCGCTATACCGGTCAGAGCATCGGGGCCATCGTCGTGCCTATTCTCGCCCTCGCGCATGTACTTGGTTATTGACCGGTAGAACTCTTTCCAGCTCTTGTCCTTGCGCTCCCCCCAGCCCTTCGGGAAGAGCATGTGCTGCATGATGAAGTTGGACGATGACAGGATACGCGCCTTCTTGTTCTCTGACTGATGGAACCAGACGATAGGCACGTTGTACCACACTTTGTCGTCCTCGGTAAATTTATCTTGGTCGTTCTTCACGCGCTGAACTTCGTCTTCGATCTGGTTGCGCATGTAGACCTGTATGGCGCGGGCGAACCCCTTCCCGCCGTTGTTCGACTCGAACCTGGCGAATGTCACCCCATTCTTTACCAGGAACCACGCCGTCGCCGGTTCCGTGATCTCCATGCCCTCCTGAGTCATGTACACATCCAGCACGTACCCTTCCCCGAGATATTCGCCCACGATCACGGACACAAGGTAGTCGTCCCCTTCATCAGCACTGTCGGTGTAGTTTAGGACGCGCTCGAACAGCTCGTTGCCGTCCTTGTCGCGAGGCACCTCGTCATATTCGCGCAGGTTCTTGTACATCGCGCCTTTTTCATCGAACGTCCGCTGATGGAAATTGGCCTCGAAGATGAACGGGTCCATCGTGGCCTTGCGGTCGTCGTATGACTCCTTGGACATGAGTTCGGGGCACAGGAGTTCGCCCGTGTCCTCGTTCATGGCCTCCATGACCAGGCAGTACCAGTTGTGGGCGTCTTCGCCTTCCAATATGCGCCCGCACGGGTCATTGTCCCGCCAGCGGGTCATGTTCATGATCTCCTTCGCGCCCTCTTCCTTGCGTGACAGGAACGTGCCGGTGTACCAGTCCCAGATGCCATCCATCGCAACGTCGCTGAACGCCGTCTCCTTGTCCTTCACCAAGTCGTCCGCGAGGAGCAAAGACCCGCCCTTGCCGGTTATGGCTCCGTGGACTCCCGACCCTTTGTATGAGAAGAACTGCCCCTCCAGCGCCCATTTCTCGAACGAGCGGTTGCCGGACTTGATGCGGGTGCCGGGGAACACGTCGCTATACACAATATCATACGCCACATTTTTGGCAGCCTCGATGCCGTCTCGGGTGAAACGCGAGAAGTCCGATGCCACATCGTCGTTATATGAAGCCGCGAGGATCTTGTTGGTGTTGTCCCTACCCAATAGCCACTGGCAGAACAGCACCAAAGTCCGGGTCTTGCCCATGCGCGGGGGCATGTTTATCATGAGTTTTGAGTACGGTTTGGTCAACAGGCCATTGGCGTCCACCAGCACCTTGATGCGCCCACCTCTAATGCCCGTGGTACCTGGACCATCAATCCACTTGCTACCGGGCTTTAGCAGCTCCCCCAGCCAGAATGCCTGCAGTGTCTGGCACAGCACCTTCAAATGCTCTCGTCCCTCGATGTAGAAGTCGGGGGCCATGACCTTGCAGAACACCCAGAAGTCCGACCGCGCCGTGCGGAGCAGGAGTTCCCTCCGTAGCTCATATTGCCGTTCCTTCGCCTTGCGGACCGAGGATACCGGCATGTCCATTACGGCGCTATCACTCATCCACGTCTTCCTCGTCCGATGCAACAGGGATTGGGGCAAGCATAGCTGCCGGGACAGGGGTCAGGACCGATTCTATTGACTCGTCCGACCCCCCGAAGTCACTGCCCTGCCCGCTCGCTATCAATTCATCCATGCGTCTCAGCTCCGCCAGCAAATCCTCATCCGACATCTCCCGTACCCCCACCACGCCCGCCGCCGTCAGGAACATCTCCGTCTGCTTCAGGTCGGGCAGGAGCTTCTTCACCAACGCCACAAGGACCGTGTTGTCCTCATACGCCTTCCTGACGAACAGTTCCAGCACCGTCTCATTCCTGTCATTACGGCATTTCTTTATGGCATCCATCAGCATGTCCTGGGCACTCGTCCGCTTAGCTGGGCGCTTGGCGCGGGGAACAGGGATAGGCATGTACGGGGCGTTAGGATCGCGGACAGGGGGACTTGACGCTGGGTCGGCGGACGAGGGGACAGGAATGTTCTGCTGGTTATTAACAGGAGGAACGGGAACCATGCGTCGTACTCCATTGAACAGAGGTGCATATAATATCGTACAACAGGAACGTACCATCCGAATGTAACATACACCATTAGCTACCCTTTGTCAATATATTTTGTTCGTAGTATCGTGAATCAATGAAAAACGTACTGGAACTGCGGGTGTATTGCTTAGAGTGTCAGAAATTAGGGGTCTATTTTATTGAGGAGCAAGGAACTGGACTCAAGGCTCTGGGTCGGTGTGCGCTTGCATCATTTAGTATAAAATATTACACTATTTGATTTTGGTTGTAAAATCTCGGAGCTGGGTGAATCCCTTTACTGCACACCCGGTGGGGTCTAAATTCGTGCACCAGGGGCCCAGTATCGTGTTTCTCTAATAAACTCATGTCAACCCGGACCTTGTATATAGTAGCTACACTATTTAGTGCTCACCTGATAACTGTACAAAGCTATAGTGCCTTGTTCCGTGGTTCTTGGTTCATTGCGCTATATTTCCTTGTCTTGACAAATGTGTAGTTGTATTAAAATGATCTATTGACAAGGCGCTTGGATTGTGGTTATAGCTGCTTATAGAAAAGGTTTCAAGAAATAGTGTTAATTGGTGCAGGACTCTTGGGACTTGGCGCAATACAGGGGCGTTTTATCGAGTTGTTAGTGTGCTATAATAAAGTTAGAGTAGACTAACAAACTATACCATAGACATATTGACGGACAAAATTATATTATCTATGCGGTTATATTACACATACAAAAGACATTTTGTATAAAAGCAAGCACATGCAAAGTAGTGGACAAAACTCACTTATCTATTTGTACTTAATATAGTTATGTGGCAACAGACATCAGGTCATCAGGTCATCAGGTCATCAGGTCATCA